TAGTGAAGCTTCTTTAGAAACAAAACCCGGTTTCTTTGGAGGAAGTGAAATAGATTCCTTTGGAGGTATCACTGCAACAGATAGTGCTTCTAAAAGTAGAGCTACTGGAATAGGTATAGCTGGAACAGTTGTAGATGCACTTACTGGTGGTGTATCAAAACCTTTGACTAGTATAATATCTGGTGTAGCAGCGTATGATTCTTATAAAACAAATAAAGAATTAACACAAACTTTCTACGGCACCCCTAACGCTAAAGGGTTTTTTGATAAAACACTAGAAGAAATAGAAGGCTTCCCAACAACAGCACTAGCACAAATAGGGGCTGTACCGGGGAACATTGTTACAGGTGCTCAAAAGGGATTAAATGCACTAACAGGTTTAGTAACTAAAGCAGAACCTGTTAATGAACAACGTAAATCAAGAATAGAACGAGCTGAACAATCTACAATTAATAAAAATACAAGAGATATAGCAGCGTCTGTACAAGCAGAACAACAATCACTTCAGCAAGCTAAAGAAGCTCAACAACAACAAACTATTAAAGACAACCGTAGAAGAGATAAAGAAGGTGGTGGTGGTGGAGGCTTTAGTGGATTTGGTGGATCAGGTGAGTTCAGCGGCAATGAGTCAGGTACTGGCGGGCTTTCAACATAACTTAATAGGTAATAAATAACATGGCTGGACGTACATTAGATTTTGCAGAGTATATTGGGACACCAGATGTTCTAGCTAATGCTATTGGAAATAAGTACCTAGAGTGGGCTAACCAACGTAGGTCTTGGGTAGAAGATAAGAAGGAACTCCGTAACTATGTCTTTGCTACGGATACTACAAAGACTTCTAATGCTACCCTACCTTGGAAAAACTCTACGACTACACCTAAACTATGTCAGATAAGGGACAACCTACATGCTAATTATATGGCAGCATTGTTTCCAAATGATGATTGGCTTCTATGGGAAGGTGATGACGAAGATGCGGAAGCTGAAGAGAAACGTAAAGTAATCTCTTCTTACATTAAGAATAAACTACGTTACGGTAACTTTATTAATATAGTATCTACTATGGTCTATGACTTTATTGATTACGGTAATGTTATAGGAACTACTGAGTACGTTAATGAAACACGTATAGATGAAGAGACAGGTGAAGTCTACCCCGGCTATGTAGGCCCAAGGGCTGTACGGTTAAGCCCCTACGATGTTTTAATTAACCCTGTAGCAACTAGCATTGACAACTCCCCTAAGCTTATCAGGTACATCAAGTCATTAGGTGAAGTAGCAGCTGACATAGAAGATCACCCTGAGATGGGTTACTTATCAGAAGTCTTTAACGATATAGTAACTGTACGTCAGAACGTAAGCGGTCTATCTACACATGACGTAGACAAAGCTGAAGGATTTACTATTGATGGTTTCGGTTCTATCTTTGAGTACTACCAGTCAGACTACGTAGAACTCTTAGAGTTTCATGGAGACATCTACGATACCTCAACTAAAACACTTCTAAAGAATCGGATCATTACGATTGCAGATAGACAACGTGTCATCCGTAATGTAGCTAACCCTAGCTGGAGAGGGCAGTCTATCAGACACGCTGGCTGGCGTTTACGTCCTGACAACCTGTATGCAATGGGGCCACTAGATAACTTAGTAGGTATGCAGTATCGTATTGATCACTTAGAGAATCTAAAAGCTGATGTCTTTGATATGATTGCACACCCTATAGCTAAGGTACAAGGCTTTGTAGAAGACTTCTCATTCGGACCGGGAGAGAAGATATACGTTGGAGAAGATGGTAACGTAGAGTTTATGCGACCAGACACTACAGCTTTAAATGCTGACACACAGATTGCTATCTTAGAGAACAAGATGGAAGAGATGGCTGGTGCTCCTAGACAAGCAATGGGTATTCGTACACCGGGAGAGAAGACAGCCTTTGAAGTACAGACACTAGACAATGCATCTAGCCGTGTGTTTATGAATAAGGTAAGTTACTTTGAGCGTAACTTCTTAGAGCCTTTGATTAACGACATGCTTGAACTAGCTAGACGTAACATGGAAATCTCTGATGTAGTCCGTGTTGTAGATGATGAGTTTGGTGCAGCTCTCTTTGAAACGATAACACCTGAAGACCTAGCAGCACGTGGTAAGATTAGACCTATTGGTGCGCGGCACTTTGCTCAAAGAGCTAACCAGTTCCAGAACATGCTAAACCTTTTAAACTCAGCAGTAGGCCAAGACCCTGCTATCAATGTACACATCTCAGGTATTAAGACTGCACAAGTAATAGAAGAACTCCTTAACATAGAGAAGTTTAATCTAGTGCAACCTAACATCAGAGTAGCTGAACAGATGGAAACACAACGTATGGTTAATGCAGGGCAAGGCACACTAGATGAAGAACAAGCTGTAGGTGATGAATTAAGTTCTGGACAACCAGAGGAAACTATGGTATAATAATAGTATAATGATTAACTCAAAATGGAGTAGCAACTTAAAAGGTAAAGATAAAGAAAACCTTGACAGTGCAGTAAAGAACTCCAGCATGTTGTTAGACCGTCTGACTGAGATCGTTCAACAACAAATACAATCTTTAGAATGCCCTACTAAAGCAGATTATGAAAGTAACTCTTGGGCTTATAAGCAAGCAGACCGTAATGGTCAGTTAAGAGCTTATAAAGATATCCTTACATTGACCGATAGAAAAGGAAAAACAAGTGGCTGACATATTTAATAAGACACCAGAGGATGACCAACCCAATGGAGATACTATTCATACTGCTAATGAAACTACTAGTATTCTAGGAAGTTACGTAGGTGATGATAAGAAGTACAAGACCCCTGAAGAATTAGCAAAGGGGTATAACAATGCAGATCAATTCATTAATCAATTAAAAACTGAGAATGATCAACTACGTGGTGAGCTTGACAAAAGACTTAACGCAGAAGATATGGTTGATCAGATAAAAAGAGAACGTGAGGAACTACAAGCTTCTATGAAAGCTCAGGAGAATACCACTCCTCAGTTAGATGAGAAAGCGCTGTCCGATCTTATCTCTCAAACCCTAGACCAGAAGAACACACAGAAGGCAGCTCAAGATAACATTCAGGCTGTAGACTCTAAGATGAAAGAGTTATTCGGTACTGATAAAGCTAGTGAGATAGTCCAAACTAAATCGAAAGAGTTAAACCTTTCAATGGAAGACCTTGCTAATGTTGCTGCTAAATCACCTGATGCGTTTTACTCTGTGCTAGGTATAGGTAGGGATAAGACAATTACCCCATCTATTACAGCTAGTACGACCAATACAGAAGCTGTTGCTAAAGTGAATAGTTTAGGTGCAGTAGAAGCAGATACATGGAATTCATTTGAGTCTATTAGACGCAGTGATCCTAAGAAGTATTATTCTCCTGCTGTACAAAACAAACTATTCAAAGCGAGACAAGAGAAAGGCCAAGCCTTTTATTCATAAACTAACTTTGGAGGTACATCATTATGATGGACACTGGTAATTCGGGTCACTTGATCCGTTCTGAAGTGTGGTCTAGCCAACTAAAAGAAACTCTACTAGATGAGCTTCAGGCGACCACATACGTAAACTGGATGAATGAATTTCCTGATGGAGATACTTTCACCATTCCTTCTATTGGAGATGCAGTAACTGATGACTATTCTGAGAATAGCCCAGTACAGTATCGTGCTCTTGACACTGGCGAGTTCCAGTTCTCAATAGACCAATACAAATCTTCTGGTCACTACATCACAAACAAAGCTAAGCAAGACGGTTTCTGGATGAACCAACTTGTTTCTTCCTTTGTTCCTAAACAATCACGTGCTATCTTAGAGACAGTTGAAACTAAGGTACTCGGTTTGCAAAGCCAACAGACTGCTTCTAGTGCTAATGCTATTAACGGAGCCGATCACCGTTTCGTAGCTACTGGTACTAACGAAGTATTCACAGTTGCAGACTTTGCTAAGGCTCGTTATTCTTTAAAGAAAGCTAACGTACCTGATACAAACTTGGTAGCTATTGTTGATCCGTCTGTTGAGTACACGATTAACACGCTAACTAACATTGCCAATATCTCTAACAACCCACGTTGGGAAGGTATTGTAAGTGACGGTATCGCTACTGGCATGAAGTTCGTAAAGAACATCTACGGTTTCGATGTATATACTTCTAACTACTTAGCAGATGCTAACGAACAGATAGACAGTGCAGGACCAACTACTGCTGCTGGTAAAGCTAACTTGTTCTTTAGTGCAGCTTCTGATGTACTGCCCTTTATTGGTGCATGGCGGCAAATGCCACAAGTAGACTCTGAGTATAACAAAGACTTCCAACGTGAAGAGTATGTAACTACTGCTCGTTACGGTGTTAAGTTATACCGTCCTGAAAATCTAGTCGTTGTCTTATCTGACACCGACCAAGTATAGGAGGGAATAGATATGTCTGCAAGTGAACTATACACAAACGCTGATGGTTTAGAAATCAAATTCGGCTCAGAACGGACTAAGCCTTCTATCCAAGGTGCTCTAAGCACAATGGGTGATGAGGCTCAAGCTGTTTATAAGATCACCGGAGTTGATCTACTAAGTGCTGACGCACCTTTAACACATCCTACTGTAGGTATCCCTAGTGGTGCTCACATCATTTCAGCTACTCTGTATGTTACGGAAGCTTTCACTTCTGGAGGCTCTGGTACGTTAACCATCGGTCTTTGGAATGATGACGGTGACGGTACTTACACAGTACTTGACTCTGATGGTATTGATGCAACAATCGCTAAGACAGCTATTGATGCTATTGGTGACCATGTAGCTTGTGACGGAGCCTTAGTTGGTTCTGCCGCAGCTGCTCTAGCTGGTACTGCTGGACGACCTTTGTATGTGTCTGCTATCTTTGCAACAGCAGCTTTCACAGCTGGCGTTGCTGATTTGGTAATCAAATACCGAGTAGCTTAAGAAACTACAGGGGAGGTTAAGCAGCCTCCCCATTTCTTTTATATATGTAATAACATAGGAATTTGATATGGCAAATACAGGTCATGAAAACCTAACTGGTAGTGATCTCCATGAACCAAAAG